CAGGTGTTGAATCTGATAAAGAGATAGCAAGAAAAAGAAAAAGAAAATTATCTTACTTCTCTAATATATTAGTTGTAAGTGATCCAAAACATCCAGAAAATGAAGGCAAAGTATTCATATTCAAATTCGGTAAAAAGATATTTGATAAGATTACTGAAGCAATGCAACCAGCATTTGAAGATGAAGCAGCCATTAACCCATTTGATTTTTGGAAAGGTGCAAACTTTAAACTAAAAATTAGAAAAGTAGATGGTTACTGGAACTATGATAAGTCTGAATTTGAGCCTGTTGCCGCCATTGCTGATAATGATGAAAAAATCAAAGCAATATGGTCAAAACAATATGCTCTTACACCTTTCTTGGCCCCTAGTAATTTTAAATCCTATGATGAACTCAAAGAGAAACTGAATAGGGTTATTACGGGAACTAGAAATACTGCTACTATTGAATCTGCTGATCTCCCATCGGCTAAGACAAATGGTGCAGTAAAAAGTAATGGTAAAACTACTCCAGCCGCTAGTGATGATGACGATACGTTGTCTTACTTTAGTAAATTGGCGGATGACGAGTAATCTCTCTCTTTACTCATAACTTTGACGGTGGCCAGAAATGGCCACTGTTTAAATCGGCACTGTATTTAAATTAATAAAAGAACGGTCAGGATTTGTAGGCATCATAGTTACAGACGTTGTTGTATTGTTATTTGTAACATTACTACTTGTTTGTGGTGCTACCACAAGATTATTTGCTTTAGATTCTTTTTCTGAGGCCATATCAGAACTCATTTTATTTACATTTACAGGTTGTCTAGGTAATGGTTTTATATTAGGAAACTTTTGTTGAAATGCCTCACCTAAAGCAGCTTGTTTATTAGCATCTGTTGCTTCATTTTCAATTGAGGTAGTGTTTTTTATATTACCGGCTGTTGATGAAGCAGTTGAACTTCTATTATCATTATAAGTATCGCCTCTGGCCTCACCCATACTATCGTTAGCACCGCCTGATGTATCAGTTAAAGGGTCTTTAACATTGGGGTCATTAGGGTCTTTTTTCTTTTTACTGAAACTAAAAAGATTTGAAACAAAATCTTTAGCTTTCTTAAATGCCTGATAAAGTTTATATATTGCGTATATAACAACACCTATTATAACACCAATTAAAAGTCCTTTTAAAATAAAAATACCTAATGACATAGCAGCTTTGCCTAAACCTTTTGCAAAACCACCTATAGCGCCAGGTAAGTTTTTAAACCCTTTTAATAATGAACCTCCCATATCTTTTAATTCACCAAAAGTATTTTTTGCTGCATCTATAGCAGCACCAAAGGTTTGTGCAAAGAAACCTACAGATTTTTCTTTTGGTTGTATATTAGCTTCTTCTTTTCTTTGTTCTAAATCTTTTCTTGTGGCTTCTTCTCTAGTCTTAAGGTTAAGTATTTTTTGTTCATCACCTTTATCAAATGTTTCTTTACTTCTTAATTCTTTTATTACTCTATTATTTTCTTTTGTTTGTTGAATTAACTTTTCTTCATCTTTATAAATTTGTTGTTTAGTTTGTTTTTCTTGTTGTAAAGTTTGAACTTTTAATGTATTTGTTTTTTTGTCTAATATTGTATTAATACCTCTTTCTCTTAATTCATCTCTTACTTGTATTCTTTCTTGGACTATTTTATCTTGTAATTGAGATTTCTTGTCATTTTGTTCTTTTTGAAATCGTCTTGCAGCTATTAAATCTTTTGTATTAGCACCCATTGCTTCAGCAATTTTATCAAAATCAGTGCCAAAAGCTTTTTGTAAATCTTCTATTCTATCAAGTGCTTCGTCTTGTGCATCTTCGTTAGGTGATGCTAATAAATCTAAAGTTTGTTTTAACTGAATATCTACAGGACCCATAGACTTTATTATTGTTTTTTCTATATCTTGTGTTAAAGTCGTGACAGTAGAACCAATTGTTTCCATTAAACCTTTCACTTCTTGTGAACCTAAAGCTCTTCCACTTTTTTCACTGACTTGTTTAAGTGAAGTTAATTGTTCAAATTTTGCTCTTATTTTATCGGCATCATTTTCAACATTATCTAATTGATTATAAAATTTTGAGTTTTGTTTAGCTAATTTATCAAAAGACTTTTCCATTCTATTAAGAGAACCAGTACCTAATACAACGTAAGGTTTTAATTGGTCTTTTTTAATTTCGTCCATTTATTAACCTATTTCTTCTTCGTCTAAATTGATTTTTATTTTATTTGCTACTATTTTTTTATCTTCAATCTTTTCTTGTGTTCTACCATATGCTGTTACACCTAATACGGCACCCATTGCAATATGAAAGAAACCAGCGCCTTGTAATGTCAATGGATTCCATTGTGTAAACACAACTGTTTTTAAATATGTTACTTGTGCTAAATTCCATAGTACAGGAAATATAACAAAATCAAAAGCACATACGGCCAGATATAACCAACCCATAGCTGGCCTCCACTTAGTATTAAAACTTGTTTCTTTATTCTGTGTACTCATTGACTATTTCTTTTCCTTCTCTCTTGTTCTTCTTTAATGTAAGCTACTAATAATGATACATAAATGTCACGTTCCCAAGGTATCATATTCTCAATCTCGGTTAATGAATATTTATGATGTTGCAGCAACGCAAAATTAGTTTCGAAATATGCCTCTAGCGTGTTGTGGGCGAGGCATATCCGAAAAAATCTGCGATACCTGTTAACACTACTTTGCTTGTTACATTCGTATTAGGATTTGTAACCTCAATTTCGTGTTTCAATTTAGGCATTGTATCAAAAAACGTTTTAATTTTAGTAAAGGCATCTTGTGGTAAACCCTCGATAAAATCTTTTAATTCTTGTTTTGATGTATCTTTAGCAGGATATATTTTATCTCCTTCAAAAACATGGTCAATACAATCAATTAATATATTAAATACTTTGTCTATCTCTATATTATCTAAACCTCTACCAATATCATAATTTTTAAGTGTAGGGTATTTTAACACTAAACCTAGATTTCTTTGTGTATCTAAAATTATTCTATTTGTATGTTTATCATCAACCTGAACTTCAACTTTAGTTAAGTCAACTTCTGTTTCAACATAAGTTTTACCGTCATCAGGACATATTGTTCTGAACTTAGTTATTTCTGACACAGATTTAGCTCGTATTTGTAAAAATAAATATTCTATATCAAATATAGGTAGTCTATCTACATTCAATACGTCAAATGTACAAGCTCCTACTACATCTTTAAGAGCATTTATCATCTCTTTATTTTGACCTGTTTCCATTGCGATATATAATATCTTTTCTTCTCTTACAAGAAATGGTCTATATTTTATTTTCTTATCTTCTGATGGTAATGTCAACTCATATGTTGGCACTTCAATTTTAGGCAACGCCATAATTATCTCCTTTATTATAAATTAAGTGGTGGGAAATTGCCAAACGGAGGAAATACTCTTCCGCCTGTAATACCACCGATTGGTATACGTCTTTTTAGTCCTTGTAATACATCAACACCAGCACGTCTTAATTCTGGTGGTAATTTGTTTAATATTCCGCCAAACATACCTGCGCCACTTTTTACATTTACGCCTCTAAAGTTTGGTGAACCTAATTCTATGTTGCCTGATCTCTCTAAGAAGTAATTTACCCAATATCTAAAAGTAAACGTAACTTCAAATGTTTGTATTGCATTATTATCATAACTATATGTAACAGGACCTATTGTTTTTGGAAAACATTCAAATAATTTAACAGCATATGTTATATCATCTCTTTCGTTACGACTTGCAAATTGACCTAACTGAAATATATTTACATCAGAAACATAGTTATCGTAAAAATTATAATTGTGTGATTTTAAACTAAAAACTGCCGCTTGCCATAATTCAAAATATGATCTTTCTCTTAAAAATTTATCACAATAAAAAGTAGCAGTAATATCATTAGACTTATAATCAAACGCTGTTTTGTAAGCAGGACCATGATGTCGTATTTCTTTTGTTTCAATTGTTCTATCTGGCATACTGATTGAATTACAAAATGCCTGAACTCTACGACCATTTGCTTTATGTAAAGAAGTCATTTCTGCTTGATTTGAAAATGTAGTTAATTGTTCTTCGGCAGCTGTAGATAAATTAATATTTTCTATTGTAATTCTATCCTTCTCAGCAGCTTGTCTAGCAAAACCATTTAATGTAGGCCCGCCTGTTGATG